ACAATACTCATGAAATCATGCTAAAGATTAAAGCTAATTGAATTAAACTATTAAACATTCTTTGGAGGGACCCAATGAGTCAAATGCAAGGTATCATTGAAAGCAATTTGTTGATTAAAGTTAAGTTTTATAATTTACCGCATAGATTAAAGCTTTTAAATAAAGCAAATTACCCTAAAAAAGTAACAGATGAAATTAGACGCGTTATCAAAAATGGATGTAACATAAAAGGTGCGGACTTTGTTTTATACACTCTTTTTTATAACAAAGGGTATGGGATAACTCAGGCTGAGTTTGCAACAAAAGTTAAATCAATGGAAGATTTGTTATCATTACATATTGTTGTTTCAAATTCAACCATTCAGAAAAGATACAGAAGGGCACTTCCTCGTGGGGTTACTGATAATATAGGTGAATCTATTGGAATGCTAATTATTTCTCATTTCTATGGGATAACAAATGCTGACTGGGATGTTATACCAGAATCCAATAGGAATAAGACACTTGATTTCAGCTTAGCAATATCAGCTTCTGGGTTAGTACAGCTTGAGACGAAAGGAACGTCAGCAATTAAATTGGCAATATCAAAACCATATAATGATATATGCAAGAAAAAAAACGTAAAGTCTGTAATAAATGGTAATTACAACTACGGGACTATCGCTACTATAGATCAAAATGAAGTGTGTTGTTATTTAGTCGACCCACCTGGTAATGATGATGAATTTGACGTTGTCTTTTTAAGGGTTTTTAGTAGGCTTCAATATTATCTTCGTATTTTAAATATAATTGCACCAGAGTCAGAATTGATTGAGGTTATTGATAAAAGACTTTCACAGCTTTTAAATGAAAGTTTTGACTATACGGAAGATATAAAATTAAAACCAAATTCAAGAGGTTCTTTTAATTATGATTCTGGTAATAGACCAACCTATTTTTTTAATGCCTATTATGATGGAGACACAAAAGGAGGATATGGTGGTAGATGTTTTTTTGTTGACTCAACAAGTTTGCTTTTTGTTGGTGTAACTAATGATTTATTAGTTGAAATTGTCAATCAAGATTTTGAATACATTTCGAGAGATATTAATTCTGAAGGCGAAAATGTAGAGGTTAGAATGAGTGTGCCTATTAACGCTCTTCATCGCAAAGATGAAAGTGGGGTTACTATAATTTCAGATGATCGCTTTTATAATGCGCATCAAAATCTAAACGTTGAGGGAACTCTCAATTTCAAGAACGGACTAGTTATAGGTGTTCTTGACTACTGATTATAATCCTACGGATTGCAAGGGGTTATACCTTAGTGCTTCAGATAAGTGATCCGGCGCAAAATGTGCATACCGCATCGTTACCTTTATATCTGTATGTCCTAGTATTCGCTGAAGCACCAGAATATTGCCACCATTCATCATAAAGTGTGACGCAAAGGTGTGACGAAGCACGTGCGTCAACTGTCCTGGTGGCGTTTCGATGCCGGCCCGTTGTATCGCTTTTCTGAAAGCAGAATAACAGGGCGTGAACAGGGGCTGCGCTTTGCGGCTAAGAGGTAGTTCTGCCAGTAGTTTATCTGTTATCGGCACCGCTCGATTTTTCTTGCCTTTAGTTTTTACAAATATGATCTGGCCGGCACGAATTTGGTTCCCCTTTAAGCCTTCTGCCTCACTCCATCGTGCTCCAGTTGCCAGGCAGATTTTCACAATGGTTGTCAGGTCTTTGGATCGGCTCTTCTCACATTCTGTAAGGAGAGTTCTAATTTCCTCAATGGTGAGATATGCCATCTCTGTTTCACTGATCTTAAACTCGCGTACATTCTCAAGCGGATTAGGCGCGGTCCATTCATCTAACCGACGCAACTCGTTAAACATTGCTCTGAAATACGCCAGCTCTAAATTTACTGTGCGAGGTGTAACTATCTTTACTCGGTTGGAGCGAGTAATTTTGCCGCTTAATCGCTGCTCACGATAAGACGCAAAAATTTTCGCGTTAAACTCGGTTGCGAGTGGATTCCCCATCGCTTCGCAGGCGAACGCCATATTAGTTCGCCGCTTCTCGCCATCCGCCAACGTGATGCCGTGCGTGTTGAACCACAATTCAACCAGCTCAATTACCCGCCGCTTATCCGTTTTGTCTCCTAACCAAGGCTTATCTTGAGTTTGTTCTTTTACGAACTTCTCATAGGATTGTGCTTCACCCTTAGTTGCGAATTGACGGCGAATCCTTTTGCCGTCACGGCCGTTTGGGAAAACTTGTACCTGCCATTTTCCGTTTGGTAATTTATTTATCGCCATTCCATGCCTTATAAGTATTCAGTTCGGGTAATTACTTTGCCTAAAACTACGATGTCACTTGATTGGCATTCAAATGACGATTTCCCATTCTCGACACGTATTCTTCCACCGGGGAAACGTACCAGCTCTCGGATGCTGACTAACTTATCAATCTCGATAAGCCATAACCCATCGACAATTTCGCCCTCATAGGTATCGACCAAATAAGTGCTTCTATCTGCGTTGATCACAAATGGGGCATTCAAGCCTTCGGGTAGTGATGCTTTATCCAGAATGAAATCATTCATTGACTCTAAAATCCCATTTGAGATTTTTTTTTGTGTCGCAATCACAACGCGGGATTCCTCCACTTCCATAAAGCGTGCACCTTTACCTGTAGTAAGCCAGTTCAGCGATGCTCCGGTTTCCACATGGCAGATGATCACCCAGTCAGCTGGGAACGTATCGCGTGCAGAACGGTTGGCTAGAGTGCTTTGCGAAACGCCTAAATGGTTGCACAGCGCCTGACGGCTGCTGAAACCGTACGCTTCAACTAAGCGAAAAATCACGTCTTTACCGCCACGGTTACTCTCTACCGCTTCACGAATCATTTTTGCTTCATGGCGATTTGTGTTTTCTTTCGTTGACATATCCGATTTGTGATCCTATTCTTCGTTCTGTGATGAGCTGAATAGCGTTTAATAGTGATATCTAATACCTAAACTGGGGAATACTGCATCATGACTCGTAAACTTTCAATGCGCCCTTCAATCAATCTCGTGATTTCAGAACCGTACATTACTGTCGAAGAGTTCTGCCGCCGCACTGGTTACAAGGAGGGCACCGTTCGTCAGATGTACCGCGAGAACCGTTTACCCATCAGGAAGAAGGAGGGCTTAAACGGGCTCATCGAAATCAACATGGTTGCTCTCACTATCGAAGCCGCTTCTGGCTGCGAAATCACAATGCAGGGCTGATTTATCCATATTGGGATATTGAAAGGGATTAATCATGTTTGATTTTCGTGTGTCCACACATAACTACTTTGAGGAAGCTTGCCGCCGGTTCGCTCTGTCTCACAACATGAAAGAGCTGGCACAGGCTGCAGGCATGAACGTGCAGACCCTGCGCAACAAGCTGAACCCTGAGCAGCCGCACCAGTTGACCGTTGCGGAAATGCTTTTGCTCACTGACCTGACCGAAGATGCAACCTTGATGGATGGTGCGCTGGCACAGCTACATTGTTTGCCTTGCGTACCAATGAACGAACACGCCGTGGAAAAATTGTCAGCCTACGTTTTGAAGGCAACGGCAGAAGTGGGGCAGCTGGCAGCCGGTGCAGTGAATCAGGATGCGTTGAGCACTTCCTGTCGCCGCAGCCTGATGCAAAGCGTTAATACCGGCATTCGCTGCCTGAGTCTGGCCGCTATAGCAGTACAGGCCCGCATTCATTCCAATCCCACTATGGCATCAACCGTAGACGCGATCAGCGGCCTCGGCGCATCCATTGGCCTGAGCTGAGGGACTGATAATGATTTCACTGGCATCACGTCTTAAGCGTCAAAGCCCGTCCGTAGCCTACGGCAACGGCTGGATCATGGGTGAGAAAGGCAAGCCCTGGCATCCGTGCAACAGCCAAAAGCAACTGCTACAGGGGCTGACCAGCAAGCACAAACCCGCCAGTTTTAAAGCGCGTTTATTCAGGGGGTAACATGCAGCGAGTAACAGGAAACACAACCGCACAGCAAGGCCCGGCATCTTTTGCCAAAACTCATTCAACGGGCAATCGTGCTGATGCTGTTAACAAAATGTCGTTTGATGAGTTTCGGAAAAGCTGGCGGCAGCAGCGTGACAATAACGCTAATCCGTCGCTGCGTTATTTCAACCGTCAGAATGACGAGTTTAAATTTTGCGTGTTAACCCTGGCTAACCGCGAAAATCCTAAAACATTTTCACAGGAGGAAATTGGAAAGCCGTTTGAATACTTCGACGAATACCGCCGCGAGTTAATCATCATGGCGATGAATAAAATGGCGCGCTGGGGAAAGATTCTGCCCCGACAGTTTTCTACCGCAGACTGTTTTTTACCTGAGTAAATAAGACTCAAAAAATTAATGGCGTAAACCCGCCGGGCATTCCTTTGCCCTGAATCTGGAGATTAGAAACATGAGAAATACCGAAACCCGTAATTTTGAAGCCGATGCAGACACGCTTAATGCACTGCTGAACAAGGCTAAAACAGAACAGCGCAGCGATGATGCGCTGGCCGTGTCAATCCGCATTGCGGCGCTGGTCATTCATGCCCGCAAGCACGAAATGACCACACCGGAAATCATTGAGCTGCTGGATAAAGAGGCAGAACGTTTTGAGCATCAGGCGCGGGAGCTGCACTAATGGCCGATTCAATGGATTTAGTCCAGGCGCGCGTTGAGGAAGAACTGCAGCGCAATCTCGCTAACGCACGTCACCAGCCCGTCGGGGCTGGTGAGTTCTTTTGTCTGGCCTGCGATGAGGCAATACCGGAGGCCCGTCGCCGCGCGGTACAGGGTGTTACTCACTGCGTCGCCTGTCAGGAAATCGCCGAGCTGAAAAGCGCCCACTATAAAGGCGGTGCTGTATGAGTACGATCCTCAAGTGGGCGGGCAACAAAACCCGCCTCATGCCCGAGCTGCTTAATCATCTGCCGCAGGGGCAGCGCCTCGTTGAGCCGTTCGCCGGTTCCTGCGCGGTAATGATGTCAACGGATTACCCTGCCTATTTAGTGGCTGACGTTAATCCTGACCTGATTAATCTTTATCGCCAGATTAAAGAATACACGCGCCCGTTTATTGTAGTGGCGATGAGCCTCTTTACCCAAAACAAAAGGGCAGAGGATTATTACCGCATCCGCGAAGTGTTTAATCATGACCCGGCTTTACCTCTGCTCGAACGCGCCGCACATTTCCTTTACCTGAACCGCCACGGCTATCGTGGCCTTTGTCGTTATAACCGTAAGAGTGAATTTAATATCCCCTACGGAAACTATTCTGAACCCTATTTCCCCCTGAAAGAAATCGAAACGTTCGCAACCAAAGCCCACCGTGCAACGTTTATCTGCGCTGATTTCCGCGAAACACTGAGCATGATTCAGACCGGCGACGTCGTTTATTGCGATCCGCCTTATGACGGTACGTTTAGCGACTACCACGCAGGCGGATTTGATAAGAGCGCGCAGCAGGACTTAGCCAGCATGTTAACCAGCGTTTCAGAGCGCTGCCCTGTCATCGCTTCAAACAGCGATACCGACTTTACACGCGCGCTTTTTAATGCCTACGAGCTAACAAGTGTAAGAACGGCCCGCGCGGTTGGCGTGGCTGCCGGTGACGGGAAAAGCGCAGCAGAAATTATCGCGGTTCGCCGTCCTGCTCTCTGGATTGGTTTTGACCCTGCAGCATCTTCGGAGGTGGTCGCATGATCGACAAACGCTGCTTTGGTGAGAACGTCATGAATGTGGTCAGCATATCTGGCGGAAAAGACAGCCTTGCTGACTGGTTGCTGGCTGTTGATTCCGGTGTTGAGTTTCAGACGGCATTTGCAGACACCGGTCATGAGCACCCGCAGACCATGGAATATCTGGATTATCTGGAATCGAAGCTGGGGCTGGTTAAGCGTGTTAAGGCTGATTTCACTTCCCGCATTGAAAACAAGCGCAAGTTTATCGCGGAAAAATGGCCTGTTTCCCTGGTTGAGGAGTGTGGATTTACTTCTGAACGTGCGCTATCCGCTGTTGCTTTAGCGCTTGAAACACTCAAACCCACGGGCATTCCTTTCCTTGATTTGTGCTTATGGAAAGGGCGTTTTCCTTCAACTAAAGCCCGTTTCTGCACCTTCGAACTGAAGCATGAGCCAATAAAAGTGCAGATAGTTGATCCCTTAATAGCTGCCGGGAAAAAAGTTATCTCATGGCAGGGTGTCCGTGCGCAGGAATCACCACAGCGCGCGATGCTGGAGCCATGGGAAGAGGGGTTTGACATTGGCCCGGGCCTGGCAATTTATCGGCCTATCCTGAAATGGAAACATGAAGATGTTTTTGCTTTGGCGCGTCGCCACGGAATCAAGCCTAACCCTCTCTACGAGCAAGGCTGCAGCCGCGTAGGGTGTATGCCGTGCATCCATGCCCGCAAGTCAGAGCTGGCAGAAATTTTCAGCCGTTGGCCAGAAGAGATAGCACGTGTAGCAGCATGGGAGAAACTTGTTGCGCGTTGTTCACGCCGTGGCAATTCCACGTTTTTCCCGTCAACACAGGATCCGCGCAAGGCAGAGCGCAGAATAGATTTTATATCAGTTGAATCTCACGGTATTGAAACTTACCGGGACTGGGCGCTGACAACCCGTGGAGGCAGTCAGTTCGATTTGCTGGCAACCGCCACTGATCAAGGTGTCTGCAACAGTGTTTATGCAGGGGTGTGCGAGTGATCGAGCAGTACGCTTACCCGTGGAATGCACCACGGGAAGCCATCGCCAGCCCTTATCCCACCTATGAGGAAATGCACAGCCGCAGTCAGATGATTGCGGCTTTAGTGCGTGCGCAGGAGCTGCTTGAGCAGCAGCCGACGTTGATTCAAATCGACGTCAAACGTCGCGTCAACGAGCTGGAAAAATCGCAGGGCATTGCCCGCGCCAATGCGTACTTAACGAAAACCTTCGTCGAGCGCACATTGCCGCGCGTTGAATGCGTAAATGAGCAATACCGGGTTAAGACTATGGACGCCAGCACCTTTAACCTGCTGGCGCAAAACGCCCCGAAAGAGACTGGCGCAGCGCGTGCCGGTGGACAGCTTTGGGAGCTGATGAAGCGTTTTAACCGCCTGGCTGATATGTCGCGTGCCGACGTGGATTTGCTGGCCGGTGATATTGCCAGTTTCATTCTGGCCGAGCTGGTACAGGCACACGCGCAGGCTGCAGACGAGTCAGATTATAAATACACGCACCGCGTCTACATGACAGCGGCGGCCATTACCCGTGAATTTAATCAGACGCCGCCACTGTGGGATAAGGTGACGTCCCGTTTCTTTGATCCCGAAGAAGTCTCGCCCGCCGTGCTGCGTATGCAGACAGAGAAATGGTGGACGGGGCGACTGCGCCGCGTTGCTGCGTCATGGCGGGAACACCTGCAGATTGCCCTGGCTAACGTCAGCAAAAAGCACACGCCGTATGCCAGCAGAATGACGGTTTCCGAATGGCGGGAACAGAAACGCCGCACCCGTGAGTTTTTAAAGGGTATGGAACTGGAAGACGAGGAAGGCAACCGCATCAGCCTGATTGAAAAATACGACGGCAGCGTGGCGAATCCGGCAATACGTCGCTGCGAGCTGATGACCCGCATCCGTGGCTTTGAAAATATCTGTAATGAGCTGGGCTATGTCGGGGAGTTTTACACGCTAACCGCGCCATCACGCTATCACGCCACAATCAAAACCGGCCATCGCAACCGCAAATGGAATGGTGCCAGCCCCGCAGACACGCAGCGTTACCTCTGCAGCGTGTGGCAGCGCATCCGGGCAAAGCTGCACCGCGATGACATTCGAATCTTTGGCATTCGCGTTGCTGAACCCCACCACGACGCAACGCCACACTGGCACATGCTGATGTTCATGCGTCCCGAAGATGTGGATCAGGTGCGCCAGACAATCCGTGATTATGCCTTTCAGCAGGACAGCAACGAGCTGACCACAGATAAAGCCCGTAAAGCGCGCTTTCATGCCGAGACCATCGATCCGGAAAAAGGCAGCGCTACGGGTTACGTGGCTAAATATATCTCTAAAAATATCGACGGTTACGCGCTGGATGGCGAGCTGGACGACGAAAGCGGCAAAGAGCTGAAAGAAACCGCGCCCGCTGTTTCTGCTTGGGCGGCCCGCTGGCACATCCGTCAGTTTCAGTTTGTCGGTGGTGCGCCGGTTACGGTTTACCGCGAGCTGCGCCGCATGGATGACACCGAAACCGCCCACGGCCTCAGCGTTGAGTTTGCTGCTGCGCATGACGCGGCAGACGTGGGCGACTGGGCGGCATACGTTAACGCACAGGGCGGCCCGTTCGTGCGTCGTGATGAGCTGGCCGTGCGCACATGGTATCAGTCGGGCGATGAGCTGAATGAATACGGTGAGGAAACCGTGCGTATTAAGGGCGTCTACGCAACTGAGGTTGGCGCAGATACTCCGATTTTGACCCGTCTGGCACAGTGGAAGATTGTTCCGAAACGTGCCGTTGATTTTGGTTTTGACCTTCAGGGCGCGCCCGCGCCCTCTCGGAGTTCTGTCAATAACTGTACGGGGCGTTTGAGATCTGAGGATTCAAACCCGCCGGAAAGTGTGGAAGAAATTGACCTTAAAGGGATGAGCCGTAAAGAACGGCGACGGCTGCTGGCCCGACTGAGGGGTGAAAAACCAGATAAAAAACACTTAGTGCTGAGGCGGCCAGACAAAATCGAGACAGCTTGCGACAACGTGATCGGTCAGGTCAGAGATTTAAGCGGCGAAACCATCAGTCGCGGTCTGGCCGTGCGACTGATAGGCGGTACGCAGACAGAAATTGCGGGAAAACTGTTCCGCAGTACCTGTTACGGTGATTTAGTGCGACCATTCAAAAGCAAGGCTGACACTTCACGTAAAGACGAAATACTGAGCCGTTTCAACAGGCTCGCTGAAAGGGCAAAGGCAGCCAACTTACTTAAAGCAGAAAGCGAAGCGCACAAAAAGTAAGGATAAAAGTAAAAAAACATTTCACTTTAAGAATCCTCTAATATACTGTGTTTATGTACAGTTGTTTGTAGGGAGAAAATGTTATGCAGGATTATTTCTTTGAATCATTGAAGTTACAGCGTATTGATTTATTTATGAAATTAGTCGCATCAAGTGATTGTAGTGAAGATGAAAAGAATCTGGCGATCCAATGGGTGTCTGAGCTGACTGATGAGCTTATGAAAAAGGTCAGAAGTCACGAATATGCCCGTTTGATGGAAGTATCTGAATAGAAGGGCAGGGCTGGATATGGGCGGAAAAGACAGCTTTTACCGGATTGTCTATCACGGCCAGGTTCTTGAGCATTACAAAGAAGGTGAGTTCATTTTCTTTCAGCGCGCCAAAGAACAAGGTGGCGGGTACTGGCTGGGGCAGACGTTTGATGGTGTTTTTGTATTCACGCTGCCTCACCCAACAAAGTTTTGGGACGGTTGGGAATACCTGATCAGGTATGCACGCAGGCCGCCGCCAAAGCCTAATGTTATCGAATCCGGTGATACCTTCCCTCTTTTCTGAGCGCTGATGCGAGAGTGCATGTCTATGCTGCATGAATCCGCATGATCCCAAAAGGATCGTTTACCCTCTGGCCCGCCAATATTGGTGGGCTTTTTCATAGGTCATGCAGGTGCATGAAAACCACTACATAAAGCGGGCAGGCGTGGCGGGGCTACGAGCGCGCGCTGGGCGTAAAGATTCAATCATTCCATGTGTTAAGCGTTGTAGCGATTTTAAGGTTGGAAAAGCAGTTCAGCCTCAAAGCATCGTCCATTTAAGTACCATATTTTGTGGTTCACGTTGTAAAAACCCCAGTACTGGTTTAAAGTGGTGAAAGTGCATTTTTTGCAGTTTGGTCACAAAATTAAGGGTTTCAAATGCTTGTTGCGTTCACATTAGACAATTATAAAAGCTTCAGAGAGCAACAAACTCTTAGCTTCGTTTCTTCGAATGGAGACGAGCATTTAGAGCATACAATTTTGCTAGATAACGGGTTGAGAATAAACAGGTTTGCTGCCTTGATAGGTGGTAACGGCTCTGGCAAAACGCAGTTAATAACTGCAATTAACGAGTTTTCAAGTGGTATTCATAACGATCAACTACATGAGTTGCACAAACCTTACCTCTTTAGTAAAGAGAGCCGACTCAAAGCTACTTCTTATGAGATCATTATTCTCGATAGTACTAGAGAAAATTTTTACAGGTATGGCGTGTCTGTTTTGGCTGGTAATATTGAAGGTGAATATTTATATTCACGACCAGTTAAAAAAGGTGCTCGTGAATCCTGTATTTTCATAAGAGATGAAAACGGAACTAGTTTCAAAAAATCAGAATATAAAAAGCACGAAGCTCTAATTAAGCCGATTCTGAAAAGTACTGGCGCAGTAATTACATTTTCCCGTTCACTTGAAATATTTGAGTTAAATGAGGTTAGGTATTGGGCTTTATCTCAATTGCCATATCTGCCTGATTCTTTTCTAAATGATGGTTTGGATTTTTTTGAGGGAAGAATTGAAGCCAGACTTCAGCTTGATGAAAATGGCAAGAAAACTATTGATAAACGTACAAAAAAACTTATTACAACTTATGGTGAATTTATAACCAAATCTCCGTTGCATATCGATGGCGTTGATTTTATTCAAACAGGCTCTGACAAAAAATACCATTTCGTATATAAAATAAAAAATTTGGATGGTGGATATACTTCTATAAGCCCAAGCGATAGATATCAATTTTTTTCGCAAGGTACTGTTAATATATTAACTTTTTTGGCAGCCATGCTTTGGGCTTCAGACTCAATATTCACACTTTATGTGGATGAAGTTGATGCATCGATACATCACTCTCTGGCTACTACTTTAATTAGTGATATTTTAAAATATTACTGTACTCGTGATGATATGCAGTTTGTTTTATCAACACACAATATACCTCTTCTTGATGAATGTTTCAGAAGGGATGAGTTAAATATAATAATTAAAGATGATACCAAGTCATCAAAGATAATAAATACAGCAAATTTTTCAATAAGGAAAGATGCCAAAATATCTGCAAAGTATTTTAGAGGTGAATTTGGTGTTTTGCCGTCATTTCTGGGCTTTTCAAAAAA